AAATAGGGTCCCGCACACAATTATTACTTTGCCGATTGAAATGTAATTAACACATCAATAATCCAATTTATTAACCGAATATTCATGAAATGTGTCCTAAACATTATTAATCAACATAAATCCAAATAAGCGGATATTTATGACGTTTGTAGGGTTCCCACAAGGAGGTTTGTTCGAGCCGTTAACACCGTCCACTCATGGCATCCGATAGAGTTGAGCTATCGGCAGGGAGGGGAAGAAAGCCCAGTCGATTACTCGGGAAGGCGCTAATACAGATGTTCGGCGCGCGCCCAATGTTGGGATTCCAAGCAAAGTCACTTGCGGACTATAAACGCCATTAACAACTAAATATCCGGCTCAATGAAGATGGGTTTGAATCCCGGCTTGTGACTAGGTTTTAAGTACCGGTCTATGGCTTAGTGTATTGAAGCACACATTGGCGGGCAGTTTAACCCTCTGTGGAACGGGTTGCTCAAATTAATGACAGCCTCACCGTAATTGTTCCCATTGCAAAGTGGTAGGTGACTGTGCAGAAATGAGAGTTAGCAGAAGTAACGGCAAACCCATAATGCATGTGCTTCGTGGCTAACATCCACCCAATAAGACCCACAATAATCGGGCAAACACAAGGAGAAATAAATGTCGGATGCAGTTGCAGTTCAGACCCCCGTTCGCGCCACGGTTGAGAGCATCACTGAGGCGGCGGGTGTTTACTCGTCGCTCAAGACGAACACGCGCGCTGAAAAGATGAAGTATCTTCAGGCAGTCAACAGCGCCAAGTCGCTCAACGATCTTGCCACTGAGGCTGGCAAGGACGGTTTTGCTGTTCGCGTGGTTGATATCGTTCTCCAGGAGGTCGATATTGCGAACGAGAACACGGGCGAACTTGAGTCCGGTATTCGTACCACGCTCGTTGCTGAGGATGGAGAGGCGTATTACGCCACTTCTAAGGGCATCGCTCAGTCGCTCAAGCAGGTTCTTCACCCGTCGATGTTCGGTACGCCGGACACTTGGGAGGAGCCGCTTGAGGTTCGCGCGGTTCGCGAAAAGGGTCGTAACGGATTCTTCTTCCTGACGCTTAAGTACGTCTGAACTTTCGCCACGGTAGTAAGAAACATATAACTTAATAATAACTCAACACCTTGCGGGGCCAGTCAGTTTTCACTGGCTGGCCCTGTTTCGCGTCTCGGGACAAGGATAAGAAAATGCGTGCAAAAATTCGTTGGCGTGATGGTCTGTGGAAAGTTTGGATTGTTGTTAGACACGGCGAGCCTAACGCTTTCGAGTTGCTTCTCGATACTTTTACCGATCTTAAAGAGGCGCACGGTGTAGCGCGCTTCACTGTTGGCACCGGTGCGGGCGCATGAGCGCTGAGAGCGAGCGCCTTAAGAAAGAAATTGACAAGGCATATAAAGCAGTAAGTAATAAGATTAACCGTACTGAGCGCACTAAGGGCGCTAAGGTCGGCGGCTCTGAGTTTGATCCTCGCCGCGACCCTAGCGCCCATAATCGTATGCGTAGCCCGGAACGTATGCGTGAATATCTTGGCGAACTTAAGACATTTATGAATCGTAGCAACCAGTTTGTAGCGGGGCAGGGTGGCGCACCTTTGCGCGCGGGCTACTTTAACAAGATTTACAAGCCCACTGAGCGTAGGCTCGATGATCTTCAAAATAGGCGGGATGACAACCTTAGCGGTGTTAAGTCCCCGACAGGGTTTGCTATTAAAGATCTTGCTACGGCGCTTCCTAAGGCTGGAGGCCATGGGCGTTTTGGACCGTATAAGCGATTCGATCGTGAAGCGTCTGATATTGCGAGCCAGAGTGCAATGGAGAAGTTGACGGCGCAACTAAAAGATCAGATGCGGCCTGAATACCTTGGTGAAAAACTTTCTGAAGAGCGTGAGCGCTTGCAGAAAGTTCTTGACTATCTTGGCGATAGTGAGCGAGCCTCTGAAATTGGCGACAATCTTTCTCTTGAGGTTAAGGTGCATCAAATGGATGATGACGCCTTTGACCTTTTCTGGTTTGGCACTAACGTTGCTTCTGGAATTTTCCTCTTTTACGAACTTGAAAAGGAGCGTAATGAGGGTAACTTTAAGGAGCGACGTCAGGATAGAGTTATTGAGCAGAAATTCCATGAGGCTATCCCTGCCGCCGATTGGGCTATTGATGAAAGTGAAAAGCGTAAAGCCACGCGAGAGGCTGGGGTTGCTCAACAGCAGGCTAATCTGAAAACACAGCGCAACGATTTCCGCGTGGATCGCCGTCAGCGTAAGGGTAAATAATGTCAATGACTCTTGACGCATTCTTTACGAAGAATGCGGCATCGGTTAGAGAAGTAATTAAGAAGCCGCGAACTAGTAGCCGTGGCAAGAAAGACACAAGGATTGACTACTGTGCAGACTTCGAGACAACAACAGATCCTCACGATTGCCGAGTGTGGGCTTGGGGATTCGTGCCCATTGATACTCCAGAATATGAAAAAGTCGAAATTGGAAACAATGTCGGCTCGTTCATGGAGAGAGTTTCTAGGGGAAACGGAACAGTCTACTTCCACAATCTCAGATTCGACGGTGCTTTCATCCTTGATTGGCTTTTGAAGCACGGCTACATACACCTTGAAGAAAAGGTGTTGGGAATGACCAACACCTTTAAAACGCTCATTTCTGATATGGGCAAGTTTTACTCTATTACTGTGAAGTGGGACACCGGTTTCACGACAGAGTTTAGAGATTCGCTAAAGAAACTTCCAATGGGTGTGCGGCGAATTGCTAAGTCATTCAATTTGGAAATGTCTAAGGGTGAACTTGATTATAAGAAGTTTCGCCCGGTTGGGCATGTGCTGGATGCTGAAGAAGAAGACTATGTGAGGCGCGATGTTTCTATCATCGCTCAGGCAATGAAGCAAGTTATAGCGAATGGGATGACTAAATTGACTGTTGCAAGTGACGCTCTGGCCGAGTACAAGAAACTCAATGGTGCAAAGTATTTCGATTCACTCTTCCCCACACTACATTTCGAGATTGATAGTGACATTAGACGGGCATATCGTGGCGGCTTCACGTATGCAGATCCTAGGTTTTCTGGGCGCATTGTAGGTTCTGGCCTTGTGCTTGATGTTAATTCCCTTTATCCGCATGTTATGAAGTCATACCCCATCCCGTATGACATGCCGCAACCGTTTAAGGGTGCTCCAAACCCTACTGACGAGTACCCGCTGACAATTTTTAGTGTGACGTTTACAGGGAAGTTGAAGAAAGATCACATCCCATGCATTCAGATCAAGGGTACTAACATGTTTGTTGGTACTGAGTATCTGCGAGAGATTACTGAGCCAACAACGCTTATGGTGACAAATGTGGACTGGGATTTGTACCTAGACCACTATGACATTGAAGTTTTGTCTTATGAAGGCGGATGGTCTTTCAAGGCTGAAACTGGCTTGTTTGACACATACATTGATAAATGGTCGGAAATCAAAGCGAACGAAACAGGAGGAAAACGTGAGATTGCAAAGCTACATCTTAATAGTCTTTATGGAAAGTTTGCGTCAAACCCCAACGTTACGTCAAAAATTCCCGTCCTCGAAGATGGTAAAGTTCGTTTGGTTCGATCAGACCCTGAAACTCGTGATCCCGTTTACACAGCGGCAGGTGTGTTTATCACTTCATATGCGAGAGATATCACAATCCGTGCCGCTCAGAACAACTATCCAGTATTCGCTTACGCGGACACGGACAGCCTACATCTTTTGCAGGATTCGATTCCAGATTCCATTGATATTCACCCGACAAAACTTGGTGCATGGAAGCACGAATACAACTTTAAGAATGCCTTTTACATTCGGCCGAAAGCGTATCTCGAACTGAAACATGACGGCGAGTATGTTAACAGAATTGCTGGGCTACCAATTGAGACGTCTGGTGCGTTGACTTTTGACGATCTTAAAGACGGTAAAATTATTCACGGTAAACTGAATCCTCAGGTGGTGCCGGGCGGGGTTGTTCTGCGTGATGTACCTTTTGAGTTGAAACTTCGCTAGCACGTGTGCTAAGGTTGATACATCAGCAGGGGCGAGACACCTAAAATGTCTCGCCCCTCCCCAATCCCTAATCGGGCAAACAAAGGAATGATTGAAATGGCTCCCATCGGAACTTTCGGAACGTATGTTGCTCCTGAGAAGGAGAACCCCTATAAGGAGACCTTTGAGGCTTTCGCTGAGGCGGCCGCTAAGGACCCTAAGACTTCGTGGACTGTCACGATTGATGCGGCAAAGGAGATTACTGAGCGCGTGTCAATCGCTGAGGCGGCTAACGCGCTTGGTAAGACGGCTTCGCTTAAGGCCCGCGATGACTCGAAGCGCACCGTTGTTGGTACGCGCGAGAAGAGCGGCAACCCTGTTTATCAGGGTGAAGTTACTCTGACTTTCGTTCTGGTGCCTAAGCACAAGGCCCGTCGCACTACCGATGCTAATGGTGTTGAGATGGATGAGGCACCGGCTGAGGATGCGCCTAAGCCGACGCCTAAGCCTGCATCTAAGTAATCAAAATTTCATAAATGTGGTATTCGGAATAGAGCGGGACAGGCTACCAGATGATGCACCCGTTGGCTCGGGATCATGGTAGGATGGGCCTTGCAACCTGCTGAGTCTGCTCACCGGATGCCCGATTAGAGGGGAGGACACTTAGGTGTCCTCCCCTCGCTTAATATCAGGAGAATAAAATGGGTAAGGTTGAAGAGTACATTAACAGTCTTGAGGGTAAGGATAATATCGACCCGGCTGTTATTGCTCAGACTCTGCTTGAGTTGCACAATGAAGAAATCAATACCGCTACGGCTCACATCGCTGAACTGACTACTCAGAATCAGGATAAAGATTCCACCATCGCCGCAAGGGATATGGAAATTCAGAAGCAAATGGCGGCAAACTGGCGTCTTGCCAACCAAATTCCCGCTGATCCTCGGGCCGGTCAGGAGAATAATGAACAGCCCGAAACACCTGTAAAAGAAGGCTTTGACCAGTTCTTTAAGGAGGACTAGCACATGGTAAAGAATATTCGGCCTCTGGTCGAGAAGATTGATTCGGCGGCCTGGCTTAACGCTGTTCGCAATGTTGCTGGTGATGAGTACACCACGCGCATTCCTGAGGCTACTCAGGCTAATCTGCGTTCTACGATTGACAATATCTGGAACTGGATTCCTGGGCGCAATAAGGTTGAAGAGGCGTTTGTTGACCAGTTGGCTATGGTCATGTTCCGTAACACTCTTTGGACGAACCCGCTTCGTGAGTTTAAGATTGGCACGCTTGAGGAGGGTGAGACGATTGAAGAAATTCAGTTGGGTCTTCTGACGGCTGTTGATTATGACTCTGATCGTGACGAACTGGAGAAGGAGATTTTCGGTCAGCACGATATTGAGGTACGTTCCGCGTTCCATAAGCGTAATCGTCAGGATCGGTACGTCTTTACGATCAACGTTCCGGGTCTGCGCACGGCACTTCTTGGCGGGCAACTTGGCTCGTTTGTTACGAGTGCTATGCAGGTTCCGCAGACTTCGGACCAGTACGATGAGTACAAGCTTATGACTCGAATTCTTCGTGAGTTTGATCGTAACGGCGCATACTTCAACATTAATGTTCCTGATGTTGGGGATAAGACTTCCGGTGCTGAAGAGTCTAAGTTCCTGCTTCGCCGTCTGCGTGAGATGAAGAACACTCTTCCGTTTATTTCGCGTATTTACAACCCGGCAGGTATGCCGATTGCAACCACGCCTGATGAACTGGTTCTCATCACGACTGCCAAGTCTGAGGCCGCTATGGATGTTGAGGCTCTGGCCGCAGCATTTAACATGGACAAGGCTTCTATGGAAGCGCGCCGCATTGTTCTGCCTAGTGAGGACATTGGTATTGATGGTGCTCAGGCTATCCTGACTTCTAACAAGTTCTTCGTGGTTGCTGATAACCTTATTCAGACGACTTCACAGTTCAACCCTGCGAAGATGACTACGAACCACTGGCTTCACCATTGGCAGACGATTAGCGCGTCACCGTTCGCACCGCTTATTCTGTTCAACTCGCTTCGTGAGGACACTATCGTTATTAACGATCAGCGTGTGATTACTGATATCGGCGGATTCACGTTCACCGATCGTGCGGGCACTGTTGAGGCTACTGCGCTTGAGCGTGGCGTACTTTACGATATCCGCGTTGAGGGAGTTACTAGCCCTGTTGGCGGGGTTGCGGCTCTTCAGTTGACTCTGACTGGTCAGACTTCCCCGTTCACGCGGATTAGTAACAACGGTAGCATTTACGTTGGGCCTGATGAGGCGGCTGAGGTTCTTACGATCACGGCTACGGCTGTTGAGGGTGGCTACACTGAGTCCACTACTCGTGCAGTTAAGGGTGACCAGATTGTTTGGGACGGTCCTGGCGTGATTGTGCAGGAGGATTCTGACAGTGACGCTCTTGAGGAAGTTGTGCCGGTTGAGCCTGACTTCACTGATAACGTCATCACGATTCCGACTGTGAACGGCGTTCAGTACAAGGATGGTGCAACCAACCTTAACAACGGCGCTGTGATTACTGTGGTCAACGGCACGCCGAAGACTATTACTGCTGTTGCTCGTGCAGGTAAGGAACTTGCTACTGGCGCTACTGCTTCGTGGGTCTTCACCTACGTTGCACCGTAAATAAGCTGAAATAAGTGTGGGGCGCATAGCATAGGCTATGCGCCCCACATGCAAATAAAAGGTGAGATAATGGGCTATCCAGACTACCCGGCAGGCATTGATTTTGATTATAGCGTGTGGACTGCGGGGACACGGCTTGATCTTATTAACGTTAACTGGGATAACACTTATCGTGACGTTGTGCGCTTCGATAGCCGCGACGCTCTTAATCAGTATGTCAACTCTCGTGCAGGTTCAGGCATCACGATTGAGCAGATGACATATGCTAAGCCCGGAGAGGATGTTTATCTTAACATCCCATACAACCGTGCAAACCGTTTTAACTATCTTCGAGCATCTAACCCGCTTATGCCGTCAGTGTATGACGACATTCAGAAGGATTTTTACTATTTCATTCTTGAGTGTGAGTATGTGAATGCCGGTGTTACGCGAGTAAAGTTGCAGTTGGACATTTGGCAGACTTATGTCTATGACGTGACATGGGGTAATTGCTATATTGAGCGCGGTCATCTGGCAGTTGCAAATGCTAACAAGTTTGCCAACTATGGGCGTACACATCTTACAGTCCCTGAGGGTCTTGATATTGGCGCGCAGTATAGGCAGATTGTAAAGCGTACTGAGGAAATTGTTGGGTTTGAGGGAATTCAGCAGAAGACAAACGTGCTAGTTGTTAGCACCGTCGATCTTTTTCAAGACCCTGGAACAAAGGAAAATCCTAATAACAACACAGGGCCTGGCTCAACTATTAGCGGTCTTGCTTCTGGAGCAACCTTTTACGCATTTGAATCGCCACAATCATTTTCATCATTTTTGAATGCTATTGAAGATACTCCGTGGATTGGTCAGGGCATTGTATCGGTAACAGCCGTACCAGAACTTGATCGCTACATGCCGCTTGGTTCTGGAATTAGTTGGCAACCGTCAGGCGTGCCGACCCACATTGCAAGTTACTGGCCATACCCTGTAAAGCATAAGCTTTTTAACAATTGGCGCAATGATGCGGGACTCCACAACTTCATTCCTGGCCGCTACGAACATGTTAAGTGGAAGTTCTTTACATTCCCCTACATGATGATTGAACTAACCACATGGTCGGGCAATCCTATTGTTCTTCGCCCGGAAGCGTGGAACGATCCTGATGCATTTATTCTTGAACGAGTTAACTATGTACCGCCCACACAGCGAGTACAGATCACGCCAAGACGCTACAATTCTAATGGTCAGCCTATTGAACCACTATTCAATGTCACTTATGAGGAACTAATTAGCATTGGCTTCTCACCAGCGGCCGCAACAAATTTTCTAAATGTCATTGCAGAAATGGGTGATGACGGTGGTGATTATCTTGATATGCTCACGCAGATTTCAGACTTCCCCACAATGCCCATTGTTAACAACATGTCAATTTCTTACTTGGCATCTAATGCAAATACGCTTTCCTATCAGCGCTCTAGCGCAGACTGGTCACAGCAAAGAGCGCTTGCAGGCGCACAGGCAAACTTTGATGTTGCTACTGGCGCTATTCAGGCAAATCAGGATTACACCAATATCAACTCACGCGTGTTGGGCGCTCAGACGGCTAACAATGCAAATGCTCTTACTCAGCAGTCTGGGGTTAACGCGCTTGCTAGTCTTGGCGGGGGTCTTGCGGGTGGTGCATTTGGCCCGGCAGGACTGGCGGCCGGTGTGGCTAATGGTGCCGCTAATGCGGCGGCAGGAATTGCAAACGCTCAGATTCAAAATCAGGCAAATAATGCCAACGCTAGTGCTCAGATGAGTGGAATGCAGGACACCACTACACGCCAGAATCAGCAGGCAGGACTTTCGCGGGATACTAACGTGGACCTTGCGCGCTTTGGTGCTAAGGGTGATTATGCCAATGCCATTGCGGGCATTAATGCTAAGGTTCAGGACGCTGAAATGATCCAGCCTAGTGTTAGTGGCCAGTTTGGCGGAGATCACGTTAATCTTGCAAATGGTACAATGGAAGTTTCTTTGCGCTGGAAACTTCTTGATGACGCCAACATGAAAATTGTTGGTGAATATTGGCTACGCTACGGCTGGGCAATGCGTATTTTTGCAACGCCGCCACAGGATCTTAAAGCAATGACTAAGTTTACTTACTGGAAGATGAGTGAAACTTATATTGCGGCGGCGGGCATTCCAGAGGGGCACAAGTACGGGCTACGTGGTATCATGGAGAAAGGGACGACAGTCTGGGCCAACCCGGGCGACATTGGACAAATTGATATGGCGAGTAATGCGCCGCTTGAAGGGATCGCTTACTAATGAGTGCCAATAAGCGGGGCAGTGGGCTTGATTACTATTTGGAATCCCCTCTATATGGTGGTAGTGGTAAGTCAAGAAATCCTGGCATGGAGCGGGAGCGCCGCATTCAATGGATGCTTGAGCGCAACATTGCTGAACTTGCCTTGAATCGCTTTAAGTATGATAATTTGCCCGACTCTGCCGATCAGCGCTTCATTGAAAAGTGTATGTTGTTTAATGGCCTAGTTGTTTGGTACTGGGATGATGACTACAAAAAGTTGCTTGCAGTTAGCGGCGCAGGTGTTGGCGCATACAACTTCTATGAGAATCCACTTTCGTTTACAACGATCGGTCCGGGTAATCAGATCATTCTTGATGGAGTTGCTGGCGATACTTTTAAGCCTAAGCAGCTAAGCGCATACATTCCTGCTTCTGACATGGATTTGCCGGATGACGAAAAGCGTCGTAAGGCTGTAGGCATGTACCCCAACGCTCTCCGCATTCCTGACATTGATATTGTTCAGATTTATTCGACGCGGCTTGCGACGACTGATCGTTCACTTGAAATTAACGCTAAGAACGCTCGACGCAATAAGGTTATAACGTCAACGCCCAACACCCAACTGTCAATGCGTAATATTGCGCGTCAGCAGGACATGGGTGTTGAGGCTATTGAAGTTACCGGCGCGGCACGTCCTGAGGACAACATCACTGCACTTGATCTTGGCATTGACTCCACGGCTTTGAGTGAACTTAGTGTGTTGCGAACTCGATGGTGGAATGAGTGCATGGGACTTCTTGGCATTGATAACGCCAATCAGGACAAGAAAGAGCGACTTGTCGAGTCTGAGGTTGGGGCAAACGATGCTCAGACAGATTCGATGCGCTATGTTGCACTTAACGCGCGACGGCAGGCACTTGACTATGTTAACGACATTTTCGATACTAACATCAAGGTTGATTATAACGTTGAAGTAGAGGCGCAGGCTAAGGCCATTGCTGAGGCTAATGGCATGGCTGATGAAGTTAAGCCTAAGACTGACGACAAGGCGGTGAAGTAATGGGCTCTTTCACTCTGCGAGTTGAAGAGGTCTTGGAATCACTATTCGGTGAGACTATGGACCCTGATGACTACGTTCTTGAGTATGAAGAACTTTCATTTAATGGCGCAAAGTATGGTCGCATGCCAATTATCCCAGATTACGCGCCACTCGGTCTTGAGTATTATCCAATCTTTGATGAAAACTATCGCAAGATTCTAAACGGTAAGATCATCAACTCATATTTCTACCGGGAAATCGGTCAGGAAACCATCGAAATGTGGGCACAGCGATTTGCCGCAAAGATGGATGAGATCATGCCGTTCTTTAATCAGTTGTACGAGTCTACAATGATTGAGTACAGCGCACTAGACACAATGCGAATTCAGAGCATTGGAAGCAATCACGTAGAGGGGAACGAGAAAACAGATTCTAAGACCGATAGCGATAGCAAGTCAACATCTAACGCACACGTCGTTAATTCAAATTTTCCGCAGGTTTCACTTTCACCTAGCGGGGACTATGCCACTACTGGAACGGATTCTAGTGGCGATAGCACAGCGGACACTTCCGCAACAAATGAATCCGAAGCAAACAGTAGCCAAGACGCTAATTCTGAAAACTTGGTTACCGGTTATCAAGGTGCGGCATCTGACCTTATCAATAAATTCCGCAATTCAATCATTAACATTGATACGATGGTTCTTGCGGAGGTTGAGGAAATGTTTATGCTTGTTCTCGACAGTGGCGATGAGTATTTTGCACGCGAAGGATATTGGAGATAATAATGACCATTCCCGTTCTGCCCGATTACACCGCACCGTTTAAGCCGGTGCCTCAGGTTGCACCGCTCACGATTCGTGACGGTGACACTATGTTGCGCAAGGTTGAGGGCATTAAGAAGTACCTTACACGGGTACTTGTTCCATGGATTAATGAGAACTACGCGGCACTTGCTGATGACTTTGAAGAAGAAGTTACACGACTCATTGATGTTGTTAACGCGGCAATTGAACTTGTCATTAGTAACAGTGTAGAAGTCCAGGACCCGGTAGTAGCAGGGATCTTTAACGATCCTGGCTCTGATACTCGGGCTGTAACTGACGCGTTTTATGCCGCAAAGTCCGCAGTTGATGCAATTGTTGAAACTATTAACAATGGTCGACTTTCACAGTCTGAACTTGATGCACGATACGTCAAAAAGACGGGCACATTTAATGTGCTTGATTATGGTGCTATTGGAAACGGGACTGCTGATGACTCGGCGGCGATCGCTCTTACTGTTGCGGCGGCAACCGAAAATGGTCGGATTGTATTCCCTAATGGAACCTACAAAATTTCTACCACAATCACTAACGGTGGTAAGGCTCTAGACTTTGATGCTAGAAACGCAAAGTTTATCAAAGATGGTGATTTTACAAGTGTTGCGCTTTCGGGCACTTTCGATGCGTTTGTTGGTGTCACGTCAATTAGCGCCTCAACAATTACAGAGGGTGACGACACCGTAAATGTTGTCATTATTGGCACCGAAAATGCCATGCCATGGGCGCGTGGCGATGTTGTAAAAATTATCAGTGATGACGTTATTCCTGGTAGCCGCGATGAGGGCAATGGTAGTCCGCTTCAAGGTAGACTTGGGCAGTTCTTCACTGTCTATAGCATTAGCGGTCTTACAGCAACTCTTACGGGGGTTCAGGTTGACACATTTACCACAGCCATTAGAGTTGGGCGCTTGCAGAATAAGCCTGTCAGTTGGGTTGGCGGATCTTTTGATGTTAGTAGCACACATCTTGCCAACGCTTACCAGTCTCGCACTCTTGTTATTGAGAATCTGCATTCAGCACATGTTGAAGGCGTTGAAATTATCAAAACAACTTCTGTTGGAATTTCCGTAATTGGATGCTTTGCTCCAACCGTTGAGGATGTTCGCGTTAGGTGGGCGCTTAATAGCATTGCCAATGGCGGACTTGGATACGCGGTTTCTAATTTTAGTTCGCAGGGGCTTAGGCTCAACCGACTTTATGCAAATACGGTGCGTTCTGGCTTCACTGACGGTCACGCGTTTCTTCCGGTGGCATCGAATGATTACGCGGGCTATGGCCGACCCATGTTTTCACACATTTCTAATTGTGTGATTGATTCGCCAACGAACACTGGAATTGGAACCCACACTTCAGGAGCATTCAATAGTTTCACAGACTGCACAGTTACAAATGCCAGGTTTGCTGTAGCCCTTAGAGGTCGGGAGAATGTTGTAAATGGGCTGAAAGCCGTCAACATTTCAAATGCCGCTGTTAGAATTTTCAGTGAAATCAACGGGCAATCTTATGGCCACACTGTAAACAATGTGTCTATTAATGGTGCCGAAGACGCAATTGAAATTTATGTGAATGACATTGAGAATACAGCGCATTTTAATGAGCGTGAATTGCGCTCAGTCCACATTTCAAATGTGCACGGTCGAGGGATTAAGCGCCACGGACTTAAACTGCACAACATTGTGGCAAATATTGAAAACATTGACATTACATTTGTAGGTGCGCGCGGTGTTTCTGCGAATGTGTTTGACAACACCTACATTCGTGGGGCTAATTGGCAGTTTGATGTGGACGGCATCACTACAAACGGTGCTCTTTCAATTTTCCAGGTTTCCGCAACACCGGAATCAATCTTTGAAGTTAGTAACATCACCGTACACGGCGACGTTACGCGCACATTTACCAAACTGTTCCACAACTCGGCGGGCCAGATTATTAGAGCACGCAACATTATGCTCGCAAATCGCCCATCGAGTTCATTTGTGGACACGCTAACAACAGACAGTTTTGTTGATTACAGCATGCTAATTGCGAATGAGTCGTCCTCATCGTATAAAGTTGCGTCAACTGCAAACATGACTGACACGGTATTTCTAGCCGCCCTGATGAATAGCCGTGAACCAATCATTTCAGTAGCGGTTTCGCTAAGTGGTAACACTACACTTGGAACAATGCCGGTGCCGCCTAGGCGCGGTGCAATGATTTTGTTTACCAACACTAGCGCATTCACGCTAACGGTTAACAACGGTGGCAATATGGCAACTGCGAGCGGTGCCGCAAAGGTTGTTCCAGCAGGAGGATCAATTCTGTTGCTAGGCGTGACTGGCGGTTGGCGAGAAATTTCATTCTAAGTTGAGCAGTGGCGGGCCACGAATTAAACGTGGCCCGCCACTCTAAGTAGTTCGGGCATAAAATGGTTAAAGCAACACATCTTGAGCAGGTTGGAAACTCTTTTAAAGTTTACTATGAGGACGGTTCAAAAGCGCAGGCGTACCCTACTCAAGGTAGTATTTGGCTTGTTTCTCTTGCTTCTTCTGGCGGTGGCGGCGGAACTGGCGATTTTTCTCAGCCATATTCTGATGACTATGTAACATCTGAATATGGCCCGCGCGGCTCACGATTCCATGAAGGACGAGACTGGTCCGGTGGTCCTGCGGTTACTGGTCAGCCTATTCCATGCGTTGGCGATGGAACTGTGCACAACGTTTTCTTTAATAGTGGGTATGGCAACTGTGCAGACATTTTCCATGGCACGTTTGATGGGTGGGACTGGTACAGTCGTTATGGGCATATGAACACTGCACCCGTTGTGTCAGAGGGTGCAACGGTTACTAAGGGCCAGACACTGGGGCCAATTGGCAACACTGGCAACAGTTTTGGCGCACATCTACATCTTGAAATTCATCGCGTTACGCCTGGCGGTGATCTTGTTAGCGACCCGGCTAATCCGTCATGGAGTTCTTCGCGCACAACCATTAACCCGGTTGACTTCTTTAACGCTTACGGTGATGGTGGGGTGCTTATTCCATGAGCACTAACGCGATTACTGAGTACTACGATTTTGCTAAACTGTTTTCTTTTAATGCCACATGGAATGGCGTTTGTGGCGGTCGTGGCATGGGTAAGACCTGGGGAAGTAAGCGAAAAAGTATTAACGACTCACTTAGAACAATTAAGTTTAAGGCTATTGAAAAAGAAGTTAATGGTCGAGGTCGCAACACTAAGAAGATGGTTACCGTTCACGAAGTTGAATCGGTTGATAAGCAATTTATTTATCTTCGTCGCTATAAGGAAGAACTAGCAATTGCTAAGGAAACGTTCTTTGCGGACATTGAACATGTTTGGCCTAATTGGGATTTTCGTATTAGAGGGTGGAAAGCAGAAGCATCTCCAACAAAGTACGCGGAACTTAAAAACCGACCATGGGCTGTAATTGGCTATTTTGTTGCTTTGTCGCAGGCGTCGCACTTTAAGTCTGCACAGTTTCCTAAAGTTTCGACAATCACTTATGACGAGTTTATTATTGAAAAGGGAGGGCAGTACCTACCAAATGAGCCGACTAAACTTGTCAACTTTTACAACACTGTTTCACGGTATCGGCCAGGTGTTCGCGTTCTACTACTTGCAAACGCTGTACGGATCGAAAACCCCTACTTTATACATTATAAAGTTGACCCTGATAAGCAGGATGAAAACAACTTCATCTTTATGGTGCCGCGCGATAATGGTACGTATCAGATGCTATGGCACTTCCCAGTTTCAGAGGCATTTGAAGCTGAGATTGAGGCAACTGAATTTGGGCAGTTTATTCGTGCAACCGATCCAGACTATGCCGATTATGCAGTAGGTAATAAATTCTCTGACAATCATAAAAGCATGATTGGTCGCAAGCCAAAGACCGCAACCTATGTGTACACTGTTGAGACACAGAATGGAATCTTTAGCGTATGGTATGATGCAAAAACTAATTTCTTCTATTGCCAGGAGAAGCGTCCAGCCAATGACGAGGACTTTGTCACGCTCGTTGAGGAATGGATGAGTGAAGGTAAAAGGCTCGCCACTTTTCAGGACAAAACTATGGGCATGCTACGATCAGCCTACCGGCATGATAGGATGAGGTTTGAAGTAGCATCCACCCGTAATGCCTTTATACCGGTGTTTAAGAGATAGTAGGTACAAGTGAATACTGAGGATGATATGACTGAAAGTAGTGGACACCTTAAGCCGCCAGGAATATTTATAACTCTACGGGAAATTCATACAATGGTTGGTAACATTGATGAAAAACTCGACAAAGAAATCAGCACTCTCAAAGAGGAAATCTCTAAAATTAAGGCCCAACTTGCGGCTCAGTGGGTTGTCATGGGCATTCTTATTACCACCATCGCATTTCTTATTCAGAAAGGTCTGACCAGTGTCTGACAACATTTACGAGAACATTAAGAACGGTACGCATAGCGCCGAAACTCCAACTGCCACTGAGACTGTTAAGCACAGCAACGCTCCTCAGCCTAAGGTGGTTGCGGCTACAATTGGTGCCGGTGTGGGTTTTGCAGTTGGTGAAGTTGCCACCTACATCATTGAGACTGCGGCAGGTATTGACATTCCTACCAATGTTGAACAGGCAATTGGATTGATCCTCACAGCCGGACTTAGTTTTATTGCTGGCTACGTAAAGAAGAACTAGTACAATGCGGAAATCGGTCTATCAGTTTCCGCGAACTATTCAACCGTCTCTTATTGAGATTGGCGACACGGTAAAGGTTACTCACCGTGAAGAACGGGGTATTACTACAACCCTTACTGGAACCGTTGGTAAGCGCATGGATCATGGTAACACGCGCTATCTTATGACACATGATGGTGCAACACTTCTCGCATGGGGTCCGACAGAGAATAAGGCTATTGATGTGATGCTTCTACATCGGCCGGAACTTACGCCTGAACCGCTTGAAATGTTTGATGAAATAATGGAACGAGTGGGGTATCCAAATGCCGCTAGTAGACATTGGACATAATCGCGGAAAACTTGCCGAAGAACCGGCGGCATCACTACTGCGAATTGATGCGCAACTTGGCAGGCCAGCAGACGTTAATGAAGCATGGCGCTCACCTGAAAAGGCTGATGCAAATTATGCTAAATGGATTGCCTATAGCCAGTATGGCGGACCGTGGGCACCGTATGCGCTCCCCGCTAAAGATTCTGTACACTGCAAAGGCTATGCCGCAGATTCAGATGATTGGTACAACTCACATGCCGCGCAGGTGTGGCGCGATAATGGTTGGCGTCAGACTGCACGCTATTTTGATGCTAGCGGTAAACCTACTAAGCGCGATGAAATTTGGCACGGCGAGTATTTTAAATGGCACGATAAGCATTATGGTCAGACAGCCGCTGACAATTCTAAGCCACTAGTAATTACACAGGAAGAGGAAGATATGCCCGGCATTCGCGTTCACCACCAGGTTTTCACTAACGGCAATCAGGCGTTCGTTGTTGAAACTGAGACCGGTTTCTTCATTCCAGACAGTGCACATCTGGCGGCACTTGTTAAGGCGTACAACATTAACCTTGACAAGCTTCCAGAACTTAATGAATACGATTGGAACGCTGTTCAGGCGGCTAAGACGTACAACAATTCGGGCTATCCTGACGCCAACTAACAAACCACAAGGGCCGCTGTTGACACAACAGCGGCCCTTGTGGTTTAATGGTTGCATCGGGCAATGAAAGGCAGAAATGCACACTGTATCAATTATCGTTTGCTATCTTGCAATCATCGTAGCATACGCGCTAATAATGCGACTCAACAAGCGGATTGTAAAGGTTAAAGAATGTCAGAAATCGGGCCAGGCTATCAAGCCGTCAAAGACAGAGCACTTGCTTACTGGACAGACCAGCGAAATTTTCCTGAACGGAAGCGCAACGCGATTCGACCCACCAATCCTTTTCGACAAGCCGCACGAGATTCAGGGCGATTGATTCCGCGCAATAAGGTTGGGCTTTTGTTCTTTCTACTAACACAAGGAATGTGAAATAAAATGGTGACATATAGAGTTAAGTGGCTCAGAGTTAGTTTTGGAATGATTGATCTCACCGAAACTAAAATTAGTGCAGACGATCTTGGAACATTCATCACATCGCTAACCAACGATGCGTGTATAATTCTCAAGGTTGCACCGGTATAAGGGGAAACGCGCTAAGCGAAATTTAACCGTGGGGGTCTAAATAATGACCCTCACGGTTTTCGCGTACAAACAAATAGTAAAATACGTTTTCAGAAACTCGCTATTCAGAATGAAAATGAAGTTTTCGCGCGCATTATGCGCGCACGCGCGGGTTGTGTTGATACAAAGTTATCCACAGGTTGTGGATAACCCTGTGGATGACTCTCCACAGTTCGCTAACAGGCTGTGGATAACTCAAAAGTCAAGTCAAAATCGCAACACGCCCGGGATGCACAGGAAAAATTAATCTTTGATGACTTATCCACAGAAACCTGTGGATAGCCCTGTGGATAACTTATAACTGTACCGGCTGGACTGTGGATAACCCTGTGGATAAGAGTTTCTATACCGACCGGTACATATAGGTTCCCTACAGACTTTCAATCAATCTCGACTCATTCGTTGTGTGAACCACACAAGACACGCCGTAAGACTCATAGGAAACTCGCCCTTGATACACTGATCCTGCACGACGAAACTTCACAAGCGATACGCACAAGAGGCACAGGGAAAGTGCACAGGGCGATACGCAGGAACATTGACAACACAACAGCGAACACAAGCCGCGCGATTGAGTGATTCAACGCGCGGCACATACGGCGGATGGATGAGGCCGCGAAATGTGCCGCGTATTGAGTTCCCCAACATGAAAGGTAGACAGATGACATTCATCAACATTGACAACAGCAAATCAATTGCAGGCACCGTTCATAGCGTGCAACTGAAAAGCGCTCACGGATCCGTTTACTGGCGCGCAGATGACAGTGTGTCGATTGATCGAATTCGCTCTCAAGTGCTGAATCTTGCACACGGTAATTCGGCAGTATTCGATGCACGCCAGTGTGAATCTGTAATCATTTCACTACTGGGACACACTGATGAGCGTTCGCTATACAGCATTCAGTCAATGCTGAATGGTGAATGCTGGGACAACTGCAAGATTGAAATTGACGTCACATTCCAGCATGCTTTGGGATTCGGTATCGGCGTTAAGTCAATTTGGCAGGAACCCGTAACCATTACTTACAACTAAATAGACATTCAATTCATCGCACGACACACAAGCAAAGGAAAAGACAATGGCAAACACAATCGGCACTTTCGGCACGTTCACTGCGGAAGAAAAGGTTAATCCCTACGCGGAAACAATGGTCGCATTCAAAGCGGCGGCGGATAAAGAGCCCGCTACCGCGTGGACTGTGACACTCGATGCCGCAAAGGAGACTGCACAGCGTGTGCTCATCGCGGAAGCCGCTAACGCGGTAGACCGTACGGCATCACTCAAGAGCCGCGATGACAGCAAGCGCGAAAAGGTAGGTGAGCGGGAGAAGAGTGGCAACCCTATTTATAAGGGTGAAGTCACGTTGACTTTCATTCTTGTGCCGAAGCACAAGCCGCGCCGCGATAAGTGAATGAGCGCCGGGCACAATGGCGACATTGTGCCCGGTTCCCATTCCCTTAACGAAAGGATCAATCATGGAATTCATACACATCATTAACCTGATGCCCATTGTGTACTACCCATACACAAGCGGTAAACCGTGGGAGCTTTATCTGTGGACCGGCGAGATTCTTTCATTTGCTACACGCAGTGAGGCAATCGCAGAGCGCAATAGAGAAGCGCGCTACTGCATTACACAATTCAAATACAGCGACCTGTACTAAAACGAGAGGCTTAATCATGGCCAAGAAATTGACGCCGCGCGAAAGACTGCCTATCGCCGCTGTGCGCTTTATTCGCCGGACGTACAACGTTCCCGGTAAAGCGGCTCTGAGAAACGTTTACGCATTCAATTGGCGCATGCTTAACACGCCGCGTGTTATTGCCATTGAGCGCATTCCCGAGCATGAATGCACCATTGACGATAGATGGGGCTCAAATGTCTACGCATGCTGTTGGGGCGAAACACATAAAGTCACAGTTGAATACAGCACTAGCGGCGCTCAATCAATGATGGGCGCACATTTCGATTACAAAACCGATTCATGGCATTTCACAGTTTGGATGGACTAATCATGGCAACCATTACTCAGACGCTTTACTGCATTCAGGCAACAGTCAACGGGCGACAGATGCCCACGTTTTATCTTGATGCGCAAGTGCAGGGAATTCTGAATAGCGCACACGCCGAAAAGGTGGCACGCGATATTCTCACTGGTGGACAAACCACGGAATATGCGCGTGTGGTTGTTGCCGCTATGGAAGTGAATTACGAAATTGCACCGTGGGCAGATGCGGAAAGGATTAACAATGGCTGAAAACAATGTTAAAGGTTTTGCCATTGTGCGCGGGCGAGTCACTGCAACTAAGCCCATGAATCGCAGTGTCAACGGCAACCCCCGATACGCGGTAACCATCACTGACAAGAATGGTTATGACTGGAATACATCTACAGCGGTAGATAGCATGCTCGCATTTGGAATTACAAATGCTGAATATCGCGACAATGAGCACAGTTTCTATATCGACAGAAACGGGTGTATCGGTACTACAGCAGGAAAGGATTAGTAAATGTGGGTTGTATTTAATGCCACAACTGGAAACGAGATTGACCGCGTAGAAAGTGTCCTAGAACGAAACATGTTACTTACAACGCTACGCGCAAACAACGCTTATGAATATGAATACGCGCACCGCTATGAGGCATGATGCTAATAAGCCTCACACTCGAATCTAGGACACGGAAACTAGACACATGGCTTATCGCTAGCGGCACTGTCATTCATCGCGTCACAGTGCCGCGTGTGACCGGTAGAGACACAATCACAACTCTCCGATATGTCATCAATCGAACGCTCAAACTCAACTCAACCGATTACACATTCCTAGGTAACAGACGCGCTAACGGAATGTGGTTCACAGAATGGTACAAACACCGTGCTTCATTATTTGATTTGGCGGATGAGGCATATGCACTCACATCACATAATCCGCCGCCGAGGCAACAGTAAGCAATGCGCTTACTGCAATGAATGGTTCATCCCGAAAGGATAAATAAATGGACTTTGCAGAATACACGCGACGACTAAACGCGCTACGTGTTGAATACGCAAACACAATTCGTGACCTGCACCGAAACACTGATAACTACATAGTGATTCACACGGCAGAAGTTGAGGCGTCAGAATACAGGTTAAGAGTCCAACAATTGATTGAAGAATTCAGAACAACCTGTGTTGAGCAAGAATGCTGTAATTGGCTATTTTGTTGCTTTGTCACAGGCGTCTCATAATAGGGGCCCCGCACACAATTAAACTCATGGATGTAATTGAATGCACATATGGCCACCATTAATGTGCATTTATGTACCATTCATTGGGGAACTTAATAATTGTGTGCGGGACCCTATTT